GCCGACTGGACGCTGCCGGTTGCGTCCTGCATGTCTTTACGCAGACGCGCAACGTCGGCCTGCATCTGGATGACGAGTTGCCCGACGACATCAGCCATTCTCGGCCTTCCCTTCCTGCGCTACGCGCATTGCCGTCACGTCAAGCACCTTCAGCATCTCCAGTTCCCAATGCGTGACCCGCTGTCCCGTCATCCTCAGAAACGATTCAACGTCCGAAGTCGTCAGCAGCGACGGCCCGAACCCGCCGCTGCCGCGCCAGTTCTGCAAGTCCGTGAACAGGTCGAACACGCCCTGCGCCGCCACTGGTAGCGGCTCGACGTGCAGTTCGTCGATGCGCTTTCCGCGCGCGGTCTGCGCGGCCCTCAGATGGTCAGCAAGCGTCGATCCGTCAGCCTGCCGACGCGAAAGCCGGAATCTCGACTCCGCGTACTCAATCAGTTCTGCGCGGAGTCGCTGATAAAACGGGCGGTTTCGTCCAGCGCGTCGGCAATCTGACGCACGACCCATTGCTGCGAGGGCTTGCTGAACCACTCGCGCGCGGCGTCCTTGCTGTACTCGACATCAGCCCCGCGCCAGCCGAGCACACGCGCCACGGCCGTTTCGACGCGCTGCGCTTGCTGCTCTTCGTAAGACAGCAACTCGAAACTGCCCGTCTTCTTGAACGTGGCTTGCGCCCGCGCCGTGCGCGACGATTGCAGCGACACGGCCTTGTCGTGTCCGGGGCCGGCCAGCGTGAACACCACGCCGAGTTCCGCGCCCGTCTTCGGGTGGCGCAGCGTGTATTCAGCGGTGTCGAGTTCGACGATCGAATCGATTTTGTACATGATGCCTCGCAGGAGAGAAGATGCACGGACACCGCAGCGCGCGCCCCTGCGAGGAGGCGACACGCTGCGGGCCGTGCTGGTTGTGCCCGATTACGCGAGCGAGTCTTGGATGGCGAACGTCGTCACGTCGCTGTTCGTGCCCGATCCGTTGTAAAGCGCGGTGAACGAAAGCGTCTGCACGATGCCCTTTTCACCGTCGTCCTTGTCGGCGCTGCCGAATTTCACGCGCGGGAACACGAACGAGAGGAAGTCCGAGTCCTTCGAACTCGACGTGGTGAACGCGCAGGCGATCGCCACCTCGGTCTCGTCGTCGAAAATATCGAAGTACGTGTGATCCCCGAAGAACGCCGTGAGCTGCCCGGATACGGTCACGCGACCCTCGAAGATGTCGGGGTAACTGTTGGACCCGACGACCGGCTCGGCGGACATGCCGCCGTTGACCGTGAAGTTCAGCCCGGTGATGTTCGCGACGCGCGCGCCGTTGACGATCACTGCCCCGTTCACGGCGGCCACGACGCCCGAGGTCGTCGCGGCTGTCGGGGTGGTGAAGTACTGCGCGCCCGCGGCCGTCACGTCCTTGCCCATGAACCCGAACTCGACCGTCGCGATGCCGCTCGGCGGCAGTTGCACCCCCATCGTGTTGACCTTGCAGCCGGAGAACACCTCGGAACGGCTCACGTCGCCGAACCAGTGCTCGATCGAGAACGACGTATCCGTGTGGCCGCTCGTCGGAACCATCGCCTTTTTCCCGACAACGGAGACCGTGCACGACGCGATCGGCCCTTCGGCCGTCATCGTCAGGCCGTTGAGCACGTACACCGTTGCAACGGTCGTCGTCAGCGCAACGATCATCGCGTTCTTGTTCAAGTTATTCGCGTTCACGGAACCCGCGGTAATGCGGATCACGTCTCCGATCTTCAGCCCGCCAGTAATGAAGTCCCCGGAGGCTCGCGTGATCGTGTAGAAGCTGCCACTTGCCGCGATCGTGAGCGACAGCCCAGTAATAGCCGACACCGACGCGAAGACCTTGCGCACGGCCGCAGCCATGAAGTCCTCATAGGTGCCCGGCGACAGCTCTCCGCTGATCGAACCTTCCACCGACCGCACGCCGTGCCGGAAGTCGGCAACCTGGTAGTCCGAACGGATCTCACCGGATTGGTACGTCTGCTTTTTCAGCGACAGATTCGAAGTAACCCGCCGAAGAGCCTGCGCGCTGCTCGCAGCAGGGATCGTCCCCCAGACCGATTCGGCCTTGTACGTCAGTTGTTTTGCGACGCCGGTTGCGAGTGGCATGTTTGCTCCAGAAACGAAAAAAGCCGCCTGCTGGCGGCTGGTTCAGAGATGAGTGACGGTCAGTCGTTGTGCACGATCAGGTAATCAACGCCCTGCTCGTGACGCTCAAGATCCGGGTCGAACAGGTCGGGACCAGCGATGTCGCGCGTGATCGTTGCAACCTGCACGCCTGCGATCGTCCCGTACTGGTAGCGCAGCGCAGCTTTCACGGCCTCGTGAATCGCCTTGATCGTCGAGTAGTCGTTCGCGAGCGCAATCACGCTGATGCGCGACTGCACAAGCTGCGGCCCGCCGTCACCGTGGATCGTCGGACGGTCAACCGTGTCGATGTGCCGGTACACGATCGCCGGCACCGCAATCTGCTGCGGCAGATCAGACGGATAGATCCGCGTCGAGACGAGCGCGGCGACCTCAGCCGACCCGGACAGCAACGAGTACACGACGAGTTCGGCGTTCATTTCAACTTCGCGACCTCAGTCGGCAGGCGCTTGCGGATGTAGTCCGCGAACGCCGAGATGCTAGCCTGTCCAGCCTTGTCGAACGCCGGCCGCATGAACGGCTTTGCGCGTGCGCCCGGATGATCGACTTGCGACACGAGCCGCCCGTTGATGTTGAGCATTCCGCCCTTGCGCGCCTTGATGACGTGCCGCTGCGTGCCGAACTCGACCATGTGCGCGTAGAACGCCTTGCGATCGCCGGCCTTCACCGTGCCGTCGATGACGCCAGCCTTCGTGCTGACGCGCACCGACACGCGGATTGACTTGCGCAGGTCGCCAGACTTCACCGGCACTTGCGACCGCGCTTCCTTGCGGAACACCTGGCCTAACGCATTCATCGCCCCGCGCATCACGTTCTTCTCGACGCGCACAGGAAGCTCCTGCAACGCCCGCTGAAGCTCGATCAAGCCTTTCACCTCAAGATCGCTCATGCCGTCGCCTCGTTGTAGTCGCTGCACATCAGGTACAGATGGTCGAGGTCGCGCTTGAGGATTGCGTCGATGTTCATCGTGCGACCTCGGTGCGTGACGCGCATGTGCGGCATCACGTCGTCACGGTCGCGGATCACGACGCGCTGCACGCGCTCGGCGTTGATCTGCTGGGCAGCCATGTACTCGCGGCCACTGAGCGATTCGACGGACGCCCAGACGGTCGCCAGCGTGGCCCACGTGACCACCTCGGCACCGTAGGCGTCGCGCGTGATGCTCTTGGTCTGGATCGTCACCCGATCGCGCAGACGGCCAGCGGACAACATCAGACGCCCCAGACCTTGTATGCGTCGAGCAGACCGTCGAGAAACTGCACCGACTTCGGCACGCGATCGACCTGCGCCAGAATCTCGCGCTGAGCGCACATGGCGGCCACGACGGCTTCGATCCACCCCTTTACTGCCGCCGGGCAGTCAGCTTGCGCGAACCCTGCAACCCACGTGACCTGTAGCGCATCTCCATAGCCAAGTGTCGCAGGCCAAGTTTTCCCGTAGACAGGCTCGACCCACGCGGCATTGCGACCGATGCGCAGTTGATACAGCGCGCTGTCCAGAGTCTGTAGAACCCCGGCCGTGTCGATGTACTTGACGTGCGTCACGGAGATGCACGGCGGATACGGGAGCACGATTGCGCCGGAAGGGAAGTCGTTCGCCGACAGCTTGAGTGTCTTGCGCGCAAATGCCGCCTCTGTCAGATGCTCCGCATGCTCTCGCGCTTGCGTGATCCATCGGTCAAAGCGCGAGTCCAGGTCCGTGCCGTCGAAGCTCGCGTGAAGCTTCGCTTCCGTGCGCGTCACCGGCTCCGTGGTCGGCGGCGTTACCGTGTCGATGCGCATCATGTCGGCTACGAAATCGCACCCGCCTCGACATGCCCGAGCTGCACCATCGCGGCGTAGAGCGCAAGGCTCAGGTCATCGCGGCGCGTCAGCTTGCCGATCGGCTCCGAGTCGAGGATCGCAGACACCGACGCAGCGTCGCAATCGACCGTCTTGCGCTCGATCTCGATGAACTGTCCGTCGCGCATGTAGCCCTTGCGCATCGTCACCTGCGCGGTACCGTCCTCGCGCAGCAGCAGCGGCAGGCTCTTGTATTCGATGGTGACTTCTCCGAGGGTGATCGGCATCGTGTGCTCCGGTGTCAGGTGGTGAGGGTTTGCAATTCGGCGTTGCTCAAGCGGCGCGGGTAGTACTCGATGCGGCTGATGGTCTGCACGCCACTCGCGCCGCCGCCTCGCGCTTGATACCCGCCCACCGACATGCGGTCGATGATGGTCGAGAGCGATCCGCTCGTATCCGTCGCAGGCGCTGCGCCGCTCGTGGTGTGCGCGGCATCGTTCACTGCCCACGCGGCGGCGGTCTTGTACGCGGTGCCGACGGCGACGGTCGTGGTGTTCGATGTGCTGAACTGCGTCACGTTCGCGACCTTGGAATCGAACACGAACCGGTTGTTCGCAGCGTTGCGGTACAGGAGCATTTCATCCGTCGCGCTTGCGCCCATGCCGAGCGCCGCGAGCGCGGGATACACGCTCGCCGACTGCCCGTTGATGACGCCCTGCGCGACCAGTGTGCCCGCGCTCGCGCTGTAGCCGATGCGAGTGAGATCAGACAGCGTGAGCGCATCCGCATTGCGCGTGACTGCGGCCGTCGCGGTCGGAATGTAGCTGGTGGCGAAGGCTTTCTGTTCGAGCTGCGGTGCGCCGATGCGGATGGTGAAGTCGATGGCGGCGCCAACAGTGACGGTCGCCCGGAACATGCCCGACACGTACTCGGTCGTTGCCGGTGCGGTCTCCGTGTACAAAAACCGCTGCGTCCGCAGCGCCGCACTAGTCGGCGTCGTGCTCGCGAAGTCGAGCGAAACAAGCGTGCCGCCGGAGGTTCTGAAGATCACGCCCGGGCCGATCTTTGTCACGTTGGCGAGCGACCCGGCGGCAAGTTTCAAGTATTGCGAGCACGTCCAAGCTTGCGACGGCAGCGCAGCCACCTGCATGTCGGCGTCGAACTTGACTTGGATCAAGGAGTCCGTCGCGGTCCCGGCCCATCTGATGTTGACGCACGGGAATCCATTTTCGGACCCCACGACGGTCACCGTCCGAGTCAATCCAGCGTCTGCGAAAATCCAGTTCGTTGGAACAGTACCCGGCGACCCAGTAACCGCTCCAGTCGCAATTGAGTTGCGGATCGCATTCGCGCTCGCCTCCTCGAACAATCCGCCGAGACACGCAAGCGTCGTCGGATCGTGGTCGATGCGCAGCGTGTTCGCGGCGACCGTCTCCAGCACACCGGACGAATTCACGCGCGTGGCCGTCGCACCCGAGCGAGTGAACGTGAACCCGCGCGCGGCCAGTGTGTCCGAGATGGTCGCCGACGTGAAGTCGAGCACCATTCCGGACTGGATGCGCCCGAGCGTCGTCCAGTAGTCGGGGCGGCCGTGGGTGGCGAGCTTGCCGAGAGACGGCAGCGCACCGTTGCTGGCAACAGTTCCTGCCATGTCAGCCGCAGAGCTTCACCGTGACCGCCGCAGAGGCACCACTGATCGCGGTGAGCCTTGCCCGGATCGCGCGCCAGCATGGGACGAATGCAACGCCGCCCGTCGCAGATGTCGTGCCGGAAAGCGACAGCGTTTCCAGCGTCAGCCATTGGGACTCATCGTTCGAGACCTCGACAATCACCGTTGCGGAAATCGCTCCGGACCCGGTGATAGACGCTTGCACAGATGTTGTGCTTCCGTAGCACGGAAACGTCGCGCCGGTCGTCGTGGTCGTCGCCGCCGACAGCAACTCGCGCCCAAGAATCGTCATCTGAGCACCTCAGAAGATGAAAAGGCCCGCCGAAGCGGGCCGGGTCAGGTTGCAGTCGATCAGTCGACCAGCGGCGATGCACCGCTGTAGCGAGCGCCATACAGGTTGTAGATCACCACAGCGCCACGCGGATTCGTCGCCGCGTGACCCGTGCCATCCACGCGAAGGCAGTCGAACCCGTTCGCCACGTCGAGGTCGGACGCGCTCACATCGATGATGTAAACGGAGTCTTTGCTGTTCGTGGTCTGCGTCGTGAACGTGTTCGACGTGACCGCCGTTTCCGTCATCGTCTTCGACGCGGCGTAGTCGGTGTTCGCCAGCATGCGCGTGAAGGCCAGTGCCTTTTCACTCGTGCCTGCGACCGCAGTCGCCTGCTTGAGCGTGATCGTGCTGCCGGTCACGGTCGTGCCGTCGGCGATCACGATGACGATCTGACAACGCGCGTAGTTCTTCATCGACACATACGTTGTGTCGCCCAGCGTCGAGGTCAGAAGCAGGCCGGCGGCAGCGACCACCGGGTAAATTTGCTCGTCCAGACGAGCGTTCGTGCTGATGCTCATTTCAATGTCCTTTCTCGATCAGCGAGCGCCGAGCGCCACGAAGTGCGACAGCGTGTTGCTGCCATTCTTGCGCGCGACCGGCGCAGACAGCCACGGCATCCCGCCCAGACGCATCACGAAGCGGAACGCGCGGATGTTCTGGTCGAAGTAGAAGTGCATCGACTGGTCCGCCTTGACGCCGCCCTTCGTCACCGCCAGGTACTGCCGGAAGTCACCGAGGACAATGTCACCGGCAGACGACAGCGCCGGGGCCGATTCGGTCATCACGATCGGACGGCCCAGCAGCGTGCCGTACTGCGCGCCGGTCAGGCCGCCGGGCGGAACGTACACAGGGAAGCCGCCGACGTTCTCGGTGCCCGCCACGTTCTTGACGGCGACCGACATCTGCGGCAGCAGCGGCTCGACATCCTGATTGATGACCCAGATTGCATTTGCGCGATTGCGCGCCGGCATCCGGCTGAACATCTTCAGCACGTTGGCGGCCAGCACCGTCGATGCAGCCTGCGAGGTTTCCTTCGCCACCGTCACGAGACACGGCGCATTCAGGATGCCAAGCGGCTGGCCGACGCCCGTGCCGTTCAGGATCGCGTCCGAGGTCTTGAACGCCATCTTCTCGCCGGCTTCCATGCCGACCCACGAACCGAGCGCGGACGAATCCTCCAGCGACTCCTCGGTCACGGGCACCAGACAGGTCAGGCGGTCGAGCTTGATCGAACGATTCTTGAAGATCGGCTTCACGGCCGTCATCGCGTCGCCCTCGCTGTCCCAGTACGCCTGGATCGCGTCGGTGCCGTGCGCGGTCGATTCGTTCGCCGGGAACTTCCACTCGGTGCCGGCAATCGGGATCTGGCGCACGCGGGACAGCAGGTTTTCGGTGCCCTCGATCACGGACATGATCTCGTTCGAGTACTGAGGCGGCACGAGGAAGCCACCGTCCGCGCCGACCGTCTCATTGGCATAGGTCGAGGCAGCGGCCGACAGGCTCAGACGCTCATCGATCGCGTTCGGGCGCAGCGACGCGCGACGCACCGCACCCAGGAAGTCGCCCATGCTACCGAAGCCGCGACGCGGGTCGGACAGCACGTTCGGCTCGACCGCGCCGATGGTGGCGCCTTCCGGCAGTTCGAGCGCAGTGCCGGCCATTGCCCGTTCGGCTTCGATCAGTCGCTGCTCGCGCTCGATCGACGCATTGATCGCCTCGGCCGACTTCAGGTGCGCGTCGATCTGCGCCTGCTCGTCGTCGGTCAGATCGCGGCTTTCGCTCGCGGCCATGTCGTTGATCTGGCGCGCGGCTTCGACAGCCGACGCCTTGCGCTGCAGCAGCGCACGGAGTGCTTTGTTCATTTCGTGAACCTCGGAAGATGAATGGATGCGACCGGAAGCCAGCCAACGGGCCGGATTCGGCCGCCTCCACATCGGGGAAGCGGCCCGGTCGCGCGCGCTGGTCAGGCGCGCACGACCAAGATTCAGAGTGCGGCGATGCGCACTGCGTTTGCGGATGCAGCCAGTCGCGAGCGCCGGCGAGGGTTCGCCATGCGCGCAATCGTTTCATCGAGCGTCGCCACCCGATGCACCATGCCGCGCGCCAGCGCATCCGACGCGCTGAACATGCGGCCCTCGCCGAAGTCACTGCGCACGGTGTCAGCGGACACGCCCAGGTTGCGTGCGATGCTCTTGGTCATCACGGCATACGCCTGGTCAACCATTGCCTGAATCTGCCCGCGTGCCTCGTCAGAAAGCGGCTCGGCCGAATTGCCCTCGACCTTGTATTTCCCGGCATGCACGAACGTATACCGGCGTCCGGCGGCAGCATGCTCCGCGCTGCGGTCCTCATGCGCGGCCAGCACGCCGATCGAACCGACCATGCCAGACGGGGTGACGACGAATTCGGATGCAGCGGATGCGATCCAGTAGGCCGCGCTTGCGGCGGTCGCGTTCGCCACTGCAACGATCGGCTTTTGCTCGCGCGCCGAGTAGATCCGATCGACAATCTCTGGCGTTCCTGCCACCGCACCGCCGGGCGAATCCACATCCAGCACGATCGCCCCGACCTCCGGATTCGCAACCGCAGCGTCGATCGCGCGCCCGAGCTTCTCGGTCGAGGTGCCACCCGGACCGGACACCGCCTCGACCATGTGCGCACGGTGCGCGATCGTGCCGTATACCGGGATCACCTGCACGCCACCGGACGACGCAGATGCAGCCTCACGACGCGCGGCAGACACCTGCGGCGCGTTCCCGATCGCGGCGCGGATCTGATCGTCCGACAGTCGATCGCCTTGCGCCCATCGCCCGATGACAGACGACAGCACGTCGAACGCGCCAGCGTCGAGCGCCCATGCCTGGCCGACCAGCATCGCGAGAATTCCGTTCACATCAGCCCCCGCAGAGCCCGCCATCCGGCCGACTCGAATTGCGCCAGCACCTCGCCAGCATCACCGTCCAGCAAAGCGCGGCAGCGCGCCGCGCACCACGCCTGCGCGGCATCAGTCGAGCAGGCCAGCGCATGCGCCAGGTACTCGGCATGCTGTACGTAGAACGCCCGCACGGCTGCAATGTCTCCGCGCTCGACGATCCTCGACACCGCGCCCAGCTCGCGCTTCACCGATCGCTCTGCGGCCGACTGCAACAACGCCTGCTGCCGATCTTCCGGCGCGTCATCGTCCGCACGCTGACCGGCCGGCGTCATGTTCAGCGGTTCGAGAGGATCATCGAGCCCTTCGAGCGGCTCCATGTCTTCGCGCTCGCGGACCTCGTTGCGCGTCATCCAGCCGTCCTGAATGCCCTTGTTGTAGAACTCGGCGCGCGTCTTGCTGTCGGCCCGCAGGACACCCTTCATCTCGAACTGGACGTACATCCGCTGCTCCTCGTCCTCGGTCAGCAACTGCATTTGCAGCAACTGTTCGAGGTTCGCGGCGTGCGAGTGCACCTCCTCGAAGAATTCGATGTTCTGCTGCTCCATGTTCGAGTACGTCGCGCGGTCGAGGATGCCGACCTTGTGTGGCGGAACCCCAAAGATCCGGCACAAGTCCGTGTCGGAGTACTTGCGCGTTTCGACGAACTGAGCGTCCTGATTCGTCATCCCGAGTTCCGTGTACGTCATGCCGGCCTCGAATACCGGCGTGCGGTGCGCGTTCTCGCCCGTCTGCGACGCGTGCCACGCCTCGCTGAACCGTTTCGCCGCTTCGCGGTCGGCGAATTTCCCTGGCATCGTGATGAAGCCGCCGCCCGGCCGAGCGTTGTTCTTGAA